TTGAATAATTATTTTTACGAACATTCATGCCTATTAAATAATTGGACACACCTCAAATAATTGGACACACCTACTTACCATGATTTCGTTTATACATTGATAGGAGGTCTGTGCCTTCCTTTATAAACGCTCTTTGTGGTCCGTAAAGCCTGCCAAAACGTGCCTTGCCAGTCCCTTTTGTATAAGGGCTCCAGCCTGGCGTTGACTGTAAGATGTCAATAATCTCTCTCGCCTTTGCGTTCTGCAGGTTCTTCCTGTCCCCGCCAAGCACTTCACACCATATCTCAAGGGCACACACCCGCTCCCGCTGCACTGAACCACAATGATCGTCATCGCCATAATTAGCGACATAATCTCGTCTATCGTAGATATCCATTGTTTCCCAATCTTCAGGAAGTAGCATGTCGAGGTACTCTTCAATAAGACCTACGAGTTCACCGCCTTCTGTGTGCGATAATTGGATTCTAAGGGCTTCCTCTTCAAGTGCTCCCTCAAGAACTAATGGTTCACCTTCCGCCCAATACATGAACGCTTCCGCCCATAATTGGTCGATTTCGTCCTTTGACAACTCCCAGGCGTTCTTAGTCTTGCGGTCCTTATCACCAGTGATTGGCCAGAATCGGCGGTTACCAGTGCGGTCCTTTAAGAACATAAGATTATTAGTAGAACCGGCGAATACACACTGGCGTGGATACTCTTCGGTCCGTCTCCCATAAGGAGAACGAAACCGGTCAGAGGTACGGCTGATAAAGGCCTTAACGATTTCATTATCGTTCTTGTAGGTCGGTGCCAGTTCGGCAAGTTCGACTATCCAGGAGCCTTGAATTTGTTCTAGGGCATCTTTGGTTTTGATATCAACGAGTGAGTTGTTGAACCATTTACGACCTAACCGCTCCAAGATAAGGGACTTACCTAAACCTTGAGAACCATACAACACAATCGCCGTATCAAACTTAACGCCCGGATCCATAACACGAGCTACGGCACCACACATCCATTTACGGGTAACAGCTCGAATGTATTCCGTATCCTCCGCTCCGATGTAATCGATAAAGAGAGTATCCAGTCTACATTCGCCGTCCCAAGTTATCCCCTTTAGATACTCTCGCACAGGATGGAACTTATTATCTTGCGTTACCTCTTGGAGGGCGTCATCGATGATGCCTTTACCCTTGATAAGGTATTTCGTAGCGAAGTAGTTACGAAGGCACGCATCGTCGGTATCTGTCCAGTAAGGGGTTTCGTCCTTACCCCGCCAAGGTAAATCGTCAATCACGACTAAGCGGTGTGCGAATTCATCAAGTCGGATTTTACCTTTTAACGTAGGGTCCTGTTTAAGTACTACTAAACAGTTGAACACGTCAGACTTGGGAGTACCGTTTTTATCGCGTTTTAGCTTCGATAAAAAGTCCTCGTCTTCGTCCGTGATATCCTCGAACTCCATATCCGCCATGCGTTCCTTATCGAGCAGAATGGGTGCGGCGCCGTCTTCGTTGACAAAGTCTATCATGTCTTTGTAGCTTGGTAGTTTAGTGACGCTGGTCTCATCTGCTGGGTCCTTATCTCCGAATAAGTGGATCCGAACCAGGTCAAACGCATTTACGAGCTTACCGCTGATTGGGTCAGTTGCATGGTTGGAGTAAGCGAAGGTGTCGTTATCATAGATTACTAAACCACCTACTGAGCTACCGGCTACGTATGTGTACCGGTCTTCGACTGCTGTAGGTTCATAGACCTCAGGGAGAAACTTATGAATAGCTTCCGTGATACTGTAGCATCGACAAAAAGCACCGATAAGGCCTTTTTTCTCCAATGGGTTGCCTTGTTTCTTGGCCGCATCAAGGCGAATTTGTGATTCCTTATTAGATGTTGGCCAAAGGCTCGTATCACGCCAGTCTCTGTAGGTACTCAAATAGGTATCTACTGAAACAAGTGAGCCTTCGCTGTGTTGGTATACATACTCAACGTCCTTAGGATGGCTCGGCCAATACATAAGCCGTTCAGCCTGGTGCGTGGAAGGGTCGAAGAATTCAATACCGATGTTATCCGCAATTCGTCTCGAGACTGCTTGATACTCATCTGGTGTCATAGGTCTGTCGACTGGGATAATCACGCGATATCGTGGATTGTCCGCTGTGTGGCTGTGCGTACTGTATAGTACGTACTCCATACCACCTAATTCCATATCTAGGTCTACGATGAAATCTTCGCCAGGGTTATCCGCATCAAGAGTAATCAAGTACCGCTCTTTGACAGCCCCTCTAACCCGTCTACCATTTTTAGGAATATAACCACCGACGAATCCGCCGACGTCTTTCTTTTGGCCTTTATCAGCTTTAGACATCTTGGCATATTCAGCAGCCGTTTCATTCGTTACAGTAGGCTCGGCCAATTTGTTGGCCAAAGCACTCCAAGCCATTTTCTGAGACTTCCAGCTACGGGCGGAGCGACTTCTGCCCGTAGCTATGATGATTTGTGTATCCATATTACGTCGCTCCTCCCTTCGCAAACTGGATATCTCGTACATACGCCGGAACGCATAAGCCGTGAGATGATACCCACTGCGTTACAGCTCCGTTGATATCGTGGTCTTCATATACGCCACGATTGTTTTTAAGTTTAGCCTGGTGTATCTCTACGAAGTCGTCCGCATCATTCCTCGGATTGACCTCGATACACGCTACAGGCTCGTTACATTTATAGACACCTACGATAGCACACGTTTCAGCTTTCACCTTCTTGATATAGGAGCTTACACAGTTATTAAGCTGTATACCCATATCAATGATGCCGTGAGTAGAACCGATTGCCATGAAGCGGTAACCATTAACCATGTCAGCTAAAGCGCGATGTGCTTTACGTTGCTGAACGATTTCGTCTTCTACCTTGTCGAACTTTTGCATTCTCGAGATTGTGTCATGTAGGCTTCGCACCTGGATGCGACTGATCCAAACCTCTTTACGGCGACTTCTCGATAACTCAAAATACATACTAGCTGTATCTCTAATATCGTGATAGGAAGGCGCATTTCTAATGAATAAGAACGCCTGGCGCTCACCGTATTGATGGCTAAGGATATTAACAAATTTACGAATGACAGATAAATCACGGTCATCACGCCACAATGGCCAAGACTGAATATAACTTGTATTATCAGCATTATCTTTAACGACATCGACCATAGCCTTTTGATAGTCCTTGTTCTTAAATAACTTAGCCATAACTTTTATGATCTTCGCATAGAAGAACGGTCTATCGTGTAATAACCGTCGAACCCATCGGGTATCAGGTAAGTTATGAGCCTTGATTAAGGCCTTTACAAATGACTCACCTTTTATCGTTAACTCTAATACGTTACCCATACCAAGTGTCTCGTTAGGGAATTTCCGATTATAGAAGTCATCATAGTCTCGTTTAAGACTATCATTAATAGCCGGTGCATCCGGAGCTTGTAATTTCCATACTAAGTTATGAAGTAGGTTATCTAGAGCTCCGTACTTGTTAGATACCTGTACGCCTTGCCGAATGGATTTAACTTTATACCCTACTGCTTTTGAAAGCTTCTCGAAGAACACTTCTTTTAACACCTTGGCGAAACGTTTCAGCTCTTCTTGGTGATTATGTAACCTACAGTCAGGTGTGGCTACGAACCAAACTAATGATAAAGGACCATTTCTTAAGCCCGCAGGCGATACCGTCGATTCTTCGACGACGTCGCTACGTGAGCGTTTCTTAAGTATGATAAAAGTTTTTCTTTGTTTGAAGTCGAACCGTACCACATCGACGACATGAGATTTATAGCCTTTGTATATCATCCCTGTATCGCCGTCAGCATACACTGTGTCGTACTCAAATTGCACGTCTAGTTTATCGCCCCTATCTATAATTGATAAGTCTAGGGATAAAGGAACTGTGGCGCTATACCCAACTTCTGCAGTAAACCCTTTAGCGTTGATCCGCTCACCGCATTTTGGACAATAGAACTCATCTGATTCCCGGCAAGGCACTATTCCGAACCCATTAGATTCCATTGGCCAAAGATTAGCGAAGGAGTGTTCGCAAGGTACATGGTAATAACTTGCAGGGTTAAAAGGTGACACTTGATTGCGCCGCACTAGGTCGTACAGCTGTTGTACTTGTAGATTGAATAAGACCTTCATAAGGCGCTATATCCTTTCTTATAACAAATCGTCTAAATCATCTTCTTCAGGAGTTTCCTCAACTACTGGAGCTTCTTTCTTTTTAGTAGTACGTTTACGTTTTGGCTTTTCTTCGGGTTTCTCTTCTACTACTTCCGGAGTAGCTTCAGGCTCTTCCACCTTAGGAGCTTCTGCTTTCTTGCCATTTAATATCTTAAGCGCGAGGTCGCAAGCAGCAATACATCCTTCGCAGTATGCCGTAGCTGTATCTTTACGTTCGCTAGCTGGTGCATCTTTTACGAGTTCATATAAAGCGTCGATTGCTTCGCGTTGTTGTTGAATTTGTTGTTTTGAGAGTTTCATAAGAATTGTCCTCCTAATCCTTCATGTAGTAAGGGTTCTCAAACCCTGCTGCGTTTAATATGAGCCCTTCATTCCAGGGTTCAGGTTCACACATAATATCTATAACTTCTTCTAAAGTGCCTTCGCCTATTGGCGCTTCGATAACCACTTCGTCGTGGATATGGGCTACAATTTTGTAACCAGCTTTGGCCAGTCTGAGCATTGATGCGGCTAAGCAATCTCTTGCCACTGCCTGTACAATGTTTTCGACGAGCTTTCCGCCGTAGGTCTCAACTCTGCCCCATGTATTCTTAACCTGATCCATGCCGTCATACTCAATCGATTCACTACCGAACCGGTTAGTCCCTATTCTAGGTCTTGCATAGGCAAGTCTTCGACCGGATGGTAATTCAATGAACAGGAAGCCTTTCGATTTAAAGAATTTAATATTACCTTGTCTAATTCGTACGGGTTCTCCTGTTTTCACTACTTGCTTTGCTGCGCTGTCTGCATCTTTCCAAAATTTCGTAATTCGTGGGCTTGCTTGTCGCCAAGCTTCGATGATACCAGGTAATTCCTTCTCAGGAATTTCACCTTTTGAATCCATCGCTTTCATGGCTCCTACACCGCCACCATAGCCGAGCGCCAGTTCTGCTACCTTACCTTTTTGGCGAAGGTGACCGTTAACGCCGTGCTTCTCAACTGGAACATGGAACATACTAGAAGCAGATGCACAGTAGATGTCGCCACCTTGTGCAAATACATCCTGACGCCATTTCTCGTGAGCAATCCAAGCTATAACACGTGCTTCAATAGCACTGAAATCGGCTACAATAAATCGGTGCCCATCCTCTGCTACAAGAGCAGTACGGATAAGTTGCTTAATCACGTCGCCAGGGTTTCCGTATAGTAGGTCTAGCATTTCTACATCTCTACTTTTAAGTACTTCCCTAGCTGTGTCTAAATCTTCTAGGTAGTTACGAGGTAGGTTCTGTAGTTGTACTACACGACCTGCCCATCGTCCACTACGCATAGCCCCATAAAACTGAAGCATGCCGTGGATACGACCATCTGAACATACAGCGTTTTTCATGGCCAAGTATTTTTTGATGGAGGAGTTACCGAGCACCTGTCTATTTTGCAGTACCTTGCGAACATCAGAGGGGATATCCTGCGTCAAGAGGTTTGATACATCGTCTTTTCTCATTGTTTCTAGATCATATCCTAGTCTTGCCGTCAGCCACTCTTTAAGTTGCATAGTACTGTTAGGATTCTCTAATCCGGTTAATAGTTTAGATGACTCGGTAGCCTCCGCCACGATTTCGTCGTTACAAGCAAGCGCTGCATCGACGAGTTCCATATCTACTTTCACGCCTCGCCAGTTGATATCTTGGTCGAGTAACCAGTACTCGTGCTCAATAGCAGGTGGTTTCAGCGAAAGTAAGCGTTTACGAATTGCCTTCTCAACCACTACGTCTTGGCGGTTATACTCAATGTATTCTGCCCATTTCTCCGGCGCATCCTCTGGCATATTTCGTGTCTTAGGATTCGTCTTAGTTGGTTTTCGTGGTACAGAGAAGAACTGAATTAAGCGTTTACCTCTTGCGTCTTTGGCTTCACCTAATCGTAAAGCTTTAGATACATTGTCGAGGCTTGCAGGTAAACTGCAGTATAACGCTAGTACAGAGGTACATTCCCAGTTCGTGTAGTCCGCATCAGGGAAGTACTTTTTTAGACAAAGCATTTCGAATGCTGCGTTGAATGCGGTCTTTGTAATTTCCTTGTTATACAAAGCGTCCACCACCCTTTCGGGTAGTGGATCCTTTGTCATATCAATTACTTCGACCGGTTCGTCATCGAAGCTGTAGGCAAAGAGCAGTATTTCAAATGTTGTATCATCAACGTATCGCTGCGCTCCATATTTAATAGGGCAGTCAGAATACGTTTCCACATCAATACTGAGCTCCATATATGCCTCCTTAGATTAAATCGTCTAGGTCGCCTAAATCATCGTCCCCAAAGTCGCTAGCAGATACATGAACACCACCGAGGCGGTCACCATCTTTAACTTTACGAACACCATTTAGACCAAAACCTACGCCTTTTTTACCGTTGAAGTTATAAGCGAATACGGATAATGCGACCTGCGCGTATACACCGGAGTAGATTTCTTCTTCAATGTCGAATTGGTCCATTTTGATTTTGTCACGTGTAAACACGATAGGTTGTTTATCGCTATTCGCATTGATGAAGAACTTGCCTGCATATGTTTCAGGTTGGTCAGCTACTGCTTCATCTGTATCGCCATCACGTAAGTTCAATTTAAGGTATGCTGCTTTACCTTCAACCTTAGCTACTGCTTTTGGATCAGCCTTAAGTTCTTCAATCGCACGTTCAAATGCTTTGATTGTTTTCTTATCTGTTTTATCAATAATGATTTGAGAGCTGTATTTTGCTTTGCCGTCGTCGTTTTTACGAGGTTGAGCGATGTTTGCATAGGAAAGTCTTACGATACCAGTTGTTAATTTAGCCATTGTTACGGTCTCCTTCTTTAAATGAATTATTTGTTAGATTCTACTTCAGTCATTAATTTGTTTACGAGTGCTTCGAGTTTAGAAATACGGCTTTGTGCATCTTTAGCTTCGGCAAGGTAATCAGAACCTTTGCCAGTTTTGAATGCTACGTTTACGGTGTATTGGTTCTCACCGCCCAAAGTAGCACCAAAGCCTAGCATGATATGTTCATTAGGTCTTGCGAATACGCCGAGCGCTACTGCATTACTGTTACGGTAATGGCCGTAACTTACAGCGTAGCTGACCTTATCATTTCTGTTAAAGTCTAATGGATGCAATCCAGCAAGTGCTGCGGAGCTTGCACCTAACTTATTAACACGTTGGCCAAGATTGTTGACTTTGTTGTTAATGTCATTAGCTAAGCCCAAAGAACGATTTTCTAAAGTCGTGATACGCCCTTCGTGGTTATCCGCTACCTTTTCAAGTACACGGATATCAGCTGTATTAGTAGCTACCTTTTGGCCAAGGGAATTAATAGCAGATGTATTGCCATTGATGCGGTTAGTATTGTTGGCGATTGCAGTAGTATTACCAGCAATAGCTTGTTCATGATCATTCACTACATCGCCAAGCATGTTCAAACCGATTGCCACATCTTTAACATTTTGCTTGTTTTTGCTAATTTGTTTAGCGTTTGTTTCGATTTCATCAATCGCAGCGAACAGCTGGGAGCCGTTCACAGCGTCTAATGAATCAGCGGAGATTTGGCCTGCACTAACATTCGTGAGTTGGCGGTTGTACTGAGTTACTCCGCCTGCACCAGCACGGGCTTTAGAACCAAAACTGACTACGCTTGCCGGCTGTTCTCCGGCGAAAACGTGGCGAGTTCCGTTGATGGTAATTCCATCAACCCCTACCGCATCATCGGTAACGGAGTTCGTTCCGATTGCGACAGAATTTGCTTTATCAGCAATCGTATTGTTGCCGAATGCAACGGCGTCAGTGGCTAAGGATTTGGCATGAGTGCCAAATGTAAGAGCACCTTGGCCATTAGATTCGGAGTTAGAACCGAAAACTAGTTGCTCTTTGTCAGCACCGATTTTATTGTTGTATCCTACAATGGCACTTTGGCCGCCAGCCACTGTGCCGTTGTTAGCACCGATGACCACAGTATCAGCGCCTGTAACATTATTAGTTCTGCCTAATACTACAGAAGACTCGCCGGATACGAAGGCACCGTTACCAATAGCTACACTGTCGTAGCTAGACACACGAGCTTGATTGCCGATGGCTACGGTGTACTCCACCAAGCTTTCAGCATGAGAACCAAAAGCGAAGGAGTTACGACCTGCTGCAGTAGCATTATTACCACCTGCGAAACCATTTTCACCAGTTACAGTATTGTTAGTACCGAACGCTAATGCATTATTAGCGTCGATATTATTTTGGAAGCCCCATACTGCGGAGCTTGTAGACGTTGCGGAGATAGTATTATCTGTACCGCCTACTGTGTTAGTTGCGCCAGCTACGTTTACTGCCAACGCGGAAATTGCCAATGCTGTTGTTAAAGTTTTATTCATCTCTTATACCTCATCTTCAAATTCATTCATCATTGTTTCAACTGTATTAATTGCTGGGCGTTTATCGCTTTCCGGTACAAGCGTAGGCTTGCCCTCCGGTTTGTCGATATATGATTCTAAGTATTCGGCAACGCCCTTTTTACCGAGTACCTTTTGTAGATTTGTGATACCTTCGAGTTCTCGAGGCTTGAAGATTTCCTCTTCTTTGTAGCCGTTATCGAGTAATGTTTTAGCCGCAGCATCCGGATCCGTTATGGTACGTCTTGATGTACCTTCTACTAATTTATATCCAGGCCATTGCTTTTCACCCGATAAAGCTTTCTCATAAGCGAAATCGTAAACACCTTTAATCCACTTCGTGATTAAATCCTTCATCGATAAGATGTCAGATACTTCATCATCGGTAAGTAATGGGTAGAGCTTGCCGCCATTCTTATAGAATGTATCAAGGCAAGTATCCGATAGTGCTCGGCAGGTGTGCCGTGCTTTACAGAAGTTACAGTAATCGCAAGGCGTACATTCGCCCTCACCTTCCCAGGCACGTTGTGCGATTGGTTTGATTTCTTCGCCCCAATCTAGCAATTCTTCAAGTGCCATAGTATCGGTAGACACGCTATCGAGTCTTGGCTGAACGATCGTCATACGAACTGTTTTAATGTCGTACAGGAATTCGTTCACATCGTACGCACCTAATGCGTAGAGTCTCATTTGTGTGTTTTCAACTGCACTAACAGGAACGCCTTTACCATACTTCAGGTCTATCACTTCCAGGATGCCATCGGCTACGATTACCATATCGCCGGTACCAAAACCCTCCGGCACCCATCTAGAGAAGTCGAGCCGTGCTTCAATCAAGGCTTCCGCATCAGAAGAACGAGCACGAGCTTCGTTTACCTTTTCTTCGCAGATGTCGACATAGCGGTTAACCGCTTCTATCATTTCAGCGGAGTAGTCGTCTAGCTTAGGGGCTTTTTTGCCTTCAAGCTTATGTCGTAGAATTGCTTCTGCCAGGTCGTGTGCTACAGTACCTTCCGCAGCATACGGAGATTGTTCATCAGGGAACATCGCTTCTAGTCTTGCTGAAGGAGTACATACTAACCACCTGGCACTACTTGACGCACCCAGTAAGGCGTGTTTCTTAGCCACGACTATTCACCCATTCCATAATTTGAATACGTTGTTCATCGGTAGCAGATGTTACCTTTTCGGCGCCGATGCTATCTAAGAAGGCTTTGAATTCGCCTTTAGCTTTCGTTTTATCAGTAGCTTTTGCCATTACGTCTTTTACTGCTTCACGAGTTGCTTCAAGGCTAGGAACCTCTACTTTAGGTTCTTCAGCTTTTACTGGTTCTTCTTCCTTAGGAGCTTCTTCTTTAACGGGTTCAGCTTTAGGAGCTTCCTTCTTAGCTGGCTTAACGTCATTAGTTGTCCAGTTCGCTGGTTCTACTTCTTTAACAGGTGCACCTACGATAGATTGGTATAGGTCCTTTACTTCTTGTTCTAATTCAACTGCTTTATCTACTGTGATTTTTAACTCGATCATTGTTCTATTCCCTTTCGGCTTAATGATGTGATATACTTTAAATGGATATTTTTCTATGCGCCCTTTAGCATTGCCGTGCTTTGGGGTGCTTTTTTTTGTGCCCAGGTGCTCGCACTCATCAGGAATGCAGTAATCTTTATTAGGGCACGTTGTACAGTCTCGCAATGTCCTCACCTCCTTTCACTAGGCACGTTTGGATAAGCGTGTTATTCTATTTACACAAGGGTGTATGTCTTTACAGTTATCGCACACTATACGAGGCTTGCCTGTTAGGTACGACCAATTTGTGTAAGGACTTTTAATTCTTTTATTACAGAAGGAGCATCGTTTATCGTTCATACTCTTTTAGCTCCTCAATCCAGTAACCAGTAAGTAACCAAAGAGTGATACCTAGTAACCCCTGACACATTCCTGTCCATAAATCGATGCGGTCTATTTCGATAGAACCGACAGTTCCTACTACTAATATGGCTGCAATAATGCGAAGCACATAAACTACTTTCATCATGTCTACTCTCCTATTCGTGCCTGGCATCGTTTAGCAAGCCAAGCATTAAATGAATCAACGTGGATAAGGCGTTTACCTCCACGCTTACCGATTTTCATGGACGGAAAGTCAAAATCTTGCGCCCATTCTCGGATAACGGCTTGCGGTACGCTAGCAAGTTCTGCAGCTTCCGCTACTGTGATGCACATCTTATTCATATGCGCCTCCTAGAATGCTAGAAGCACCAGGGATAACATCACGAATAAACTTATACCTGCGGACAAGCCCAAGGCTAAAATCCATAAGCAACAACTAGCTAGTTCTAATAATTGTTTTTTATTCATAGCTACCTCCTATCTAACTTAGGGTTGTAGTAATCGGTTTCCCAAAAGTCGTGACTTTCGTTATCATCGACACACAACGCAAAGCAGATACCAACGACTGTCGACATTTGCACTGACTTACCTTTGATAGCTCGGTTTAATGTATCCATCGAGATTTCAGCTTGTTTGATCAGCGCCGTCTTAGTCATGCCTAACTCGTTCATGCGTTCCGTAATGGATTCGCCGAACATTCTGATTACGAACTCTTTCATAACCTGTCCTCCGTAACGGTTTAACCGTAACTAACTATAAAAAAATAATGTCGTCATACGTTACACCAAATACTTCTTGTATCTTTTTTATGTGAGGAACATCCGGGAAAGAGCGTTTACGCTCCCAATTTCCCCAAGTATCAACAGACACTCCAATCGCTTTAGATGCCGTAAGTTGAGACCAGTTTTTTGAAGCCCTTAACATCTTTAATGTATACTTCATAAGCTACCTCCTTTCTCGATACTCACATCTTGTTTACAGTCATCATTCTACTACGGTTTATCCGTAATGTCCATAAACTAAACTTAAACTATAGTAAAATTTCCGTAAAATATTGATTTTATTACGAAAATATCGTAATATATAGGTGTATTAATTAATATATTCCGTGTTTGAGGGGTTCTTATGAGTGATTTAGGCAACAAGGCTATTATGGCTGAGAATATTCAACGACTAATGGATAGTCGCGGAATTGATCGTAATAAAATATGCGCTGATTTAGGGTTAAAGTATACTACGTTTACCGATTGGGTAAAGGGGAACACATATCCTAGAATCGATAAAATTGAACTATTGGCAAACTATTTTGGCGTTCCTAAATCTGAACTAGTAGAGAAATATACAGACGGCTATTACACCGACCGTGAAGCAGCCGAATTTGCTGAATACCTACGCACACGTCCAGGGGCTCGTATGCTCTTCTCTGCCGCTAAAGATATAAGCAAGGAGGATTTAGAAAAAGCTGTCGAATATATTGAGCTTTTAAAGTTAAAAAACAAATAATACACAAGGGAGAGTGTTATATTGGTTGTAAATTTGATTTACTGCGACTTGCCACATGCCAATGCAGTGTCAGAGGAATGTGAAGATATAGATACTCATAATATCTATATAAACAAAAACCTCCCTCATGATCGTATGAGGGAAGAAATTAAGCACGAATTAATGCATATTATTAATGACGACTTCTATTTAGACCATCACGTTAATCTAGTAGAGCAAATGGTCCGTCGAACATGTATTGATGATACCGAACTGGAGAATATAGATTTCTACCATCATTATGTATCGGTATTATAAGGGATTATATATAGGGAGATGTTAACATGAAAAAGGGATTAGTATTAGCAACAATATTTGCATTATGTTCAACAATGATGGTTAGCGCTAAAGAATTCAATGACGCACGTTGGCAATGGTTCTATTCCAATTCTGACTACACAGGGAAAGTCGATTTGAATACATTGTCTTATGACCCATCTACTGATACTGCCAAGACCTGGGCTGTATGGATACGAACTACAGGAATCCAAGATTTAATTTCGTATAAGATTCATTTTTCAAATAATTCATTAGATGTATTCGATAGGAATACTTATATAAATGGATCCGATGAAATAAAGAGGAATCAAAATTTCAATGGACAAAATCATGTTGCTGCACCGGGCATGGGTGATGAAGCGCTTATTGCTTCAGTAAAAGGATTAGTAGGTCGTGACGCTAAATTAGCAGACTACAGAAAGCAACAAGCTGCAGAGGCGCAAGCACTTGCGGAAGAAAAAGCACAGCTAGAAAAGTCGCAACAGGAAGCAAGAATTGCACAACAAAAAGAAGCAGAACGAAAAGCTAAACACGAACGTAATCGTAGCATCATTAGAGGAATATTTGGGATATAAAACGCATAACAAAGGAGGTTCTAAATGGATCTAAAAAAGCCGGAAAACAAAGGTGCTTTAACATCGAAAATAGCGGAGCTTGCAAATAACATAAGTACGTTTTTAAAAAACATACTAGGCTCAGACCAACACAAGGCGGCCCTACTTTATTATTGGCTACGCAATTATTTGAGATATATAAAACAAGAAGAAACTTTTAATCCGAAATATTTTCCTCAATTTAAACCTGGCGACATAGTTAAAGTTGACTTCGGCTTTGGCATAGGCTCTGAATTTGGAGGCCTACATTATGCTATAGTACTTGCGCCTAGTAATTCTAAGAACAGCACAGTCACTGTTGTCCCGCTACGGTCTCTAAAACTAGGTAAAGAAAGCCCCAAAACACTATATAAATCAGATGTTTATTTGGGGACAGAATTATTTACAGTCCTACTGGACAGGTCAGGAGAGATGTTAGACAAATGCGGCACCTTCATAAAGGAAGTTGAAAATACAGACCCAAAGACGATAACTGTTAAAGATATTGCACGCTTTGAAAAACAGCTAGAAGAAGCTAAGAACCTACTTGCTAGGCACGATATAATCATGAAAGAAGTATCAAGGTTGAATGCGGGCACCGTCGCTATAGTCTCTCAAATCAGGACGGTAAGTAAAATACGCATACAAAACCCTAGATATTCTAAAGATGCTCTTTATAATATGCGAGTAGATAGGCAGGCTACTGATAAAATTCGAGCGGTTATGAAAGACTTATACAATATAAAGTAAAATTGTAATAAAGTCCAAAAACTGTTGATTTTTTTTAACATCTATTCTATAATGTAAGAACAAAGGGGTTTAGCCCCAAACTAAAATCATTATAAGCGGTTTAGCCGCAACTAAAGATGAGGTCTTGTTCTTATGGAACAAGACCTCATCTTTTTTGTTTATTATAAGGATTGAAGATATGGCTAAAAAACGAACCGATGGACGCTACCAGGTATCAAAGACGATAAACGGTAAGCGTAAATACTTTTATGGTACTACCAAAAAAGCTGCCATAGAAGCCATGGAGAAATACATAAATACAAATCAAGCATGTGCTAATTTTGATGATACTATTTCATTAAACACCTGGATTAATATATGGTTACAACTAAAACAAAAGACCATAACCCCTGCCACATATCAAAGTTATACAGGAATTATCAATCGCTATATCAGAGATAAAATCGGTGGCGTAAAGTTAGCTGACATTAAACCTAATACATTAAGGTATGTCTTTGAATCAATGGATGGATTGTCATCAAGGACTATATCCTACACCATGACAATTCTAGGATCCATATTAGAGCAGGCGGTAAAAGATGACATTATCCCTAAAAACTATATGAAAAACATAGACCGACCAAAACAGGTTAAAGTCCGTCATATGGTAACGTTATCTGCAGATGAAGTAAAAGATTTCTTATCCAATATATCAAATACAGAACATCATGCTCTATTTAAATTAGCATTTGCAACAGGTATGCGTCGGTCTGAATTATTAGGCTTACGATGGTCGGATATCGATTTTAAGAAATCAACTATATCCATTTCACAAACAGCCCTCAAAATCGGATCTACTGCAGTTATATCCCATACAACCAAGACCACATCCTCAAAACGGATAATTGCCATTGATACGGAAACGCTCCATGAGCTTATGAAGCATAAAACGGTCATAGACAAGCGCAGAATTAAAACCATGAACTGGATTAATAATAACCTTGTATTCCCTGGTATAAAGGGTGCTCCTCGTTGCCCTGATGAAGTCAGCAAGCTATGTAAAAAATACGCCAATTTAATCGGTAAGCCATCTTTTACTATGCACGGTACTAGACATACCCACGCCACCCTTCTCATTGAAAATGGGGCAAATATGAAAGCCATACAGGAACGACTAGGGCACGCTTCATTCCAAGAAACAATGGATACCTACTCACATGTGACACCTAAAATGGAAGATGACATCGTAGAACGAATTTCTAAAATCTTCTGATGTCAAAATGATGTCAAACCACGCAAGACTTTATGATGTCAAACAAAAATAAGGGCTTACAGAATTACCTGTAAGCCCTTATTTAATCAGCTTGGTGCGGTTGGAGGGACTTGAACCCTCACGAGCGTACGCTCACCACCCCCTCAAGATGGCGTGTCTGCCATTCCA